GTGATTGGGGCGTGGCTGAACGTCTGCAGGCTAGCGGGGCTTCGGACCTCTGCTTCTGGTCGGTACACGCGAACAGTAGCTCGATCAAGCATGCCGACTTCAGATCCATTGTAAACTTGCACGCCTGACCGCACCGCAAAGGCCTCCGTTACCAGATAACCGTCTTGCGTCTTACGGGTAGCAGAAAGGGTAGCTAGGTCGGTGAACTTCAAAGTCATTCTTCATCTCCATCTTATTGTGCATCGTCTCGAAGCGGCCCGTTAATCAATGCCAATCCGGTATTTCTGAAAGAACGTTAGAGTCGGCGTTCCAGATGTGACTGTGGCGGTTGATTGAATAAACCACCAACCCAAGAAAGTCGCGTTTAGTAAACGAGGATTGAGAACGTAATCCTCCAGCGGCGCACCAGCCCTTGCCAATGTCATGTTGGCATAGTTCCCTTGGCCATATTGAATGGCGAATTGGCCGTTGCTGAATCGGTACAGTCGATGGCCAGTAAGAGTAGTTGAGCCCAATGCCGTGATAGTCCCCGCGTTGTCCCAAGACCTAACGAGGTCTGTCTGGTTTTGAGCCGCAATATCTACACGCTCCAGCAGGTCATATTCGGCGTTTGAAACTGCGTCGAAATTCTTGATATTGGGATTGTGAATATCCCCAGTCCCGCCGTACTCCATACTGCTTCCCGCGCCCGCATCAAAACCGAGACCGTCAGTCCTGCCTGTTACGTCCTGCCCCTTTCTAAGAGCCACACCTGCGGCCTTCACAAACTCGTACAAATCCCTGATGCTGTTTGAGTAGTGACCGATTGGGTTGGCAAGGTACTCAAATCCAATGATATTTCCCGTGACAGTGTCTACAGATATGCGCATTGTGAACATCTTGCGCGACCAATCCTGTCTGGTCGGAATAGTCGTTTGCTGCTGCAAATTACTTGCGCTGTCTATGTAAACGTAAACAGAGACCGCACCCGTTGCCACCGTGATGTCTGTTTCGCCTGCGTAGTCTATTGAAAAGTACCCAAGGTCGCTATATAGCTCACCCGTAACCGCTGGTTGCGAAAATGTAGTACCGCCAACGGTTACAGAAGAATCGTAAGTGGTTGTGTAGCCCGTCCCGCGTGCCTTCAATAAAGCGGCGTCTGTCTTGTCTGCAAAGTCCTGAAGGTTGGTGGTTTCAGCAACTACAAGGTTCGTATCACTAAGCGTCATGTTTTCGATGTCGAAAATTGGCGTTGCGCTACTGACTAAGCTTTGGTCGAGGGCCTTGACGTCCGCAATAGAGGCCAACTCTGAATCCATCAACGCGCCAGCAGCTTCAACCGTGGTAGCGTTTGTGATCGTGGCACCATCTTGAACGTTTAACGCGGTCAATAGAGAGCTTTTAGATATGGAACCCGTTAGACCTACAACGGCTTGAACAGCATCCGTTTGATCGTGCTTAGACCAGTTCCCTGCGAATGTAGAAGTAGACGCGCCGTCTGTCAGTGCAACGATGTTGTCGCCAGCAGTGAATTCTACGCCATCTACGGTTCCGGTAACTGAAACGAAATAGAACCAGCCCGTTTGCGCCGATCCCGAACTTGGAAAGCTACCCGAGGACGCATCCCAATCGCCTTTGTAAACCATACCACTGGCAAGGGCGGCGATGTCTGTTTCCATCTGGTCAAGGTCGACCGCTTGCGAAACAGTGACATATCCCAGCTTGGTTTCTTCATCAGTGGTGTAGCTGGCCGTCGTGTTATCAAGAACAGTTGACCAAGCCTGAACGGTCGCCCCAATGTCCGCGCCCTGCAGGGCGCTATCAGCAAGCGTTCCTTGCGCGCTAGAAGCAACGCCAGAAAGCCCAGAACCATCGCCCCCAGTAGCCAAACCGCCGATAGTAGCTAAGGCTGTCGCGGGGAAAGGCACGTCCGAAAGATTATTGTCGGCAAGCAAAGCGCCCGCGACACTTCCGGAAGGGCCTTGGATGCCCACCATTGAAACAGTGACGACAACAAGAACAGGAGGCGTGATTACAATTGTCGGGTTACTGGACATCTATCAAAACCCTAGCACTTCCTAGACTGCTACTGTCCGTGAGAAGGGCTTGAATCCGCAACCAATAAACACCAACAGCAATAGGGTCCGTACCTTCTATAGTAACCTCACATAGACCGTTTGCACCGTCCGTTAAAACTATTGAGCACCTTCCTTCCAGACCACCAGCCGCTTCAATAATCGTAGGAGAGCTAATCGCTAGCGCCGCTGGAGGTGTCGCTCCATCCTGGAACGCGAATTGAACTTTACCGTCCGAGCCGCTTGTTATTTCAATTGGATCAATCATCTATGTCACCGCCTTCAACAACACCCGATTCTAAACCAGCAGCCAGACCGTTCTCGGTTAAACCATTAACGAGGGCTTCTGCCACTACTTCGGGGTCCAAAACTTCTAGGTCACTGACAATCTTAAACGTATCTGCAATCAGTTTCCCAGTCTCGGCGCGTTCCTTAGTTGTGGGTTGCCACAGCGGACGCCAGTTGTAGTGAATCTCAGGGGGACGAGAACCTAAAGCAGAGCGCAAGATGCACTCGTCTAGAATGTGAGATGCGGGAGTGATCTCCAACGTCTGCAACACCTTAACTCTATCGTAGTATCCACGAGTGTCTGATTCGCCAGTAGAATTGAGACCCCCCGCAGACATGCCAAAGAGAAGCGTCATAGGAATTGAAGATGCTGCACTGGTAAGCTGCATGAACCTATCCATTATGTCTGGCAGAGTGGCAAAGCTCGCGCTCTTCTGGGTGTATGTGTCTTCGGCGTCCATGACCATGGTGCCGTTTATGCCTTTGCCTTGAGCAGTGAGAGCAGCACGAGTAAGCACAAGAGTTTCGTATGCACGGCCACCGCTTTGGAGACCTTTGTTAAATCCGTTGATGCCTATGACGTCAATCTTAGATTCAAAGATTAGGCTCGCAACGTTAGCGACAGTGGCGTCAAGGTTGCGCACCGAAGTCAATATGGATTGCAGTACGGGGTCGCTCCAACCGAGGCGAGAACCAGAGTACCGTTCGTCCGGCAATTCGTCCCCATGAAAGATCACGAGGCGAGAAGGGTGAATCGTAAGCATTGCGAAGTCTGTATTCATTTGGTAGCTTATTGGTTTGCCGTAGGTAGGTTCCCGTGGATCAGTTCCCAATAGCCCTGCCATCAAGGAGTGGCGGCTAAGAACGGTCAGATATTTGATTCCACCCTTAGCAATGCGTTCAGGGTCCAGAGGTTCTTCTAAGTCGCTGTCTCCAGTGCCAATAAAGATGGCGGAACCGCCGAACAACCTTGCGCGCTTACTTGCTTTGATATACGCGGCCTGCTGTCCAAGGCGACTCTCTTCGCCTTCGATTAACGAGATTTGTTCTTTTGGTGCGTACCATTCGCGCCATTCACGCAAACTGTCTTCTGCAGGTAAGTCCACTATTTTCTTGGCGATAGCTGAGGTGCGATACATAGCGACGAGCTGTTCGTCGGTCACTGTGATTTCTTCGTAGGTGGAATGGCTGGCTTTATCGCGAGAAGTGTTCAAGTTAGCGACTATGTTTTTGAGACCATCTAACCACATTAAAGCGTTCCTTCCCACGAGTTGTCTTCTTCTAACATTAGGTCCGTAAGTGCCCACACTAGGGCGTCTAGACGGTCCGGCGAACCTTCCCCGACGTACCCATCAGGTCCCATCAGACACATCTGGTCTTCGAGGTCTTTGAATCCACCAAGGTGGTGAACCCTATTCTGTTCGTACAGCGCAGCGATTGGTTCGGCGCGAACAACTTTACCGCGTGTGGCGACGACTTCTTTGTAACTAACAAACGGGTCCACTGTTCTGATCACGTGTTCTACCATGGCACCACCATAGTTTCGCTCCGCCACCACTCTATCGGCCGCGAACGTGTTGTACGCCGCCACAGTGCGCCGCCCCCAACCGTCAGGACCGAGTTTGCAGGTGTAGTCGCCCATCACGTAGGCTTCACCGTCTACACCCTTCCCAGCGATCACAATTCCCACACTGTCCCCATTGTCGTCTGAACCCGACGTACCACTAGGGTCCACCGCCACCACTACGCGGCGCATTTGGGGAACAATCACACTTCCGTCCGGTTGGGTCTTAACCCTGTTGGCGTCTATGTTGTCCAGAGACCAAAGGGCACCGACCAAGTCCTCAAGCATTTCGGCGTCAAGTTCCTGACGACCAAGGCGTGTCCCCTTGTAGCGTTTAGTTAGTTTGTCCAAAAACTTCTTGGGAAGGTTTGCCGCGTTGTCGTAGGTGCTGCCATGGGTAACGACTGTTTCGCTATCGTTTAGAATCTCCCGTATCACGGGAATAGGTCTGGGGGTGGTGGTTACAAACACTCTAGGGTCGTCACCCCCACGCATGGTGAATGCCAACATGTCCCATGTCTCTCGGGCGTAACGGTACTTAGCCAGCTCGTCCACCCATGCGGTGTCAAATTCTGGCCCCCGTAACTGGTTTGGTTCGGTTCCGTTGTACCCAAGCGCGATAGCCCCATTGGGCCACGTGATACGCACGGGGCTGAACCTAACCTGTGGTTTGAAGTTAGCGTTGTCCGCGTAAAGTGACATAAGGCGAGGAACCATAACGTCGTTAAGGTCCTTAGACGTTTCTGCCACTAGGGCAATCTGCATGGCACCGTCCGCTACCCTTTGTTTAACCCATTGGGCACCGGCTTCCGTCTTACCAAAACCGCGACCGGCAAGTGCAATCCATACGGACCAAAGTCCTTCGGGGGCCTGCTGGTTAGCTCTACCCCAAAACTTCCAATCGTATTCAAGTTCGGCTAGTTCTTCATCCGTCATCTCCGCCAGTATCTGCGTCCTCTCCAGTACGGGCAGCGAGGCCAGCGAGCTTGCTAAGGATACGTTCACGGGGTGAGACCTCTTGGGTTTGGATGGCCCCACCATTTGGACCCGAAAGTTCTTGGCGGTCCGCCATCCCTAGATCCTTCGCAATAAACGAGGCGTTCAATAGGTTGCTGGCGGCGTTCTCAAATTTCTGGGTGTGAATGATCTGTTCGACCATCTCCACGGCGGATTGCCAATCTGTTCCCTTGTGGCGGTAGGAGTCGACACGACTCACAGGCATGTTAAGGAATGTGGAAAGCCCCTTCAGCGTGTAGGGTCGCACCTTGTTTTGGTCTGCCCTAACGATGGCACCTTTATACTGAAACACCTTTTCTTCCAGCAGTGGGTTCTCGTCGTTCCAAGTAAAGTATTTGATGGCCTCGGCTAGAAAGTCGTCTGGGAACAGGTATTCACGGGGGCGGGTCTTCATGATGTTTTGGTACGGTGATGTCATGGTGTGCCTCCTGTGTACTGTTTTGATGTTCCTCACGCCGTAGGGAGTTGGGGTTCCCAACCTATTAAAGCTCTGTAGCGGTTCCCGTGTCCTACTACCTGAAACAACAGCGCAGTGGACGTAAGGAAGGAACCCCGTTTCCCTACATATAGGGGAGGTTCCTTCCATCCACAACCAGTTTTTGTATTCAACCCTAAGTTTAGGGGGTAGCGGCGCTACACCCCCTTATAAACTTGCGATGGACCTCAATAAACTTACCGTAAGAAGGCACTAATAGTCGTACAAAACCAGTTGGACGACACTTTTCCACCACCGCAGCGGTCCCATCAACAAACAACTTGTGACCCTTCAAACAGACGTCGTCCCCCACCTCTAACAAGCTCAGGGCTTCGACCGCTTCCGGTGTGTCGTAAAGTTCTTCCCATAGGTTGTGACAAGCGTCACCAAGTATGTCCAACTCCTCGGAACGTATCTGGGCGGGTTTCTTATTTGTGGTGTAGTCCAGCACCGTAGCTTGTGCGTCGCCGGCACTTCTCATGTACAATCGCACGTTATGTTTTTCGGGTGCCCAGTCAGCGAATTGTTCCCATTCCTGAAAGCGGACAAAAATATATCCTGGAATCGCTGGCAAACTAACTAAGGTAACCTCGACTTGCTGGGCCTTGGTAACAGGGTCTAAGCGTTTATGAATGCGCCTAACCTCTAACATAGGAATCCAAACGTCGTGACCTGCGGCTTCCGCCGTAAGGGCTAGTTGTGTGGTTCCCACACAACCAAACACGGCCCACAGCCCGCTCATTTTAGCACCGTGGGTGGCGGTGG